ACCTTGGTGTCGTTCAGGTTCGAGATCGAGCGGTACAGCGTGCGGCCCGCCACGATGGCCCAGTTCTCGGTCGGGCTCGCGCCGTTGGCGTACATGGCGTCGAACACGTCGCCGAGGTACAGGTGCGGGTTGGCCGCCAGCGAGGACGCCGTCACCGTCGAGTTGACCGAGGTGAGGTGGCCGCGCAGACCGCGCATCGTGCGGAACGTCGTCGACGTGCCGAGCGAGTTGGCCGCGTTCAGCACGCCGGCCACGATCTCGTTCTCCAGCATGTACAGCGACTGCACGATGCCCTTGGCCAGGGCGTCGTCGTAGCTGTTGCTGCCGTACGTCGTGAGCTGGAGCTGGCTGCCCGACGTGCCGAACGGGATGGCGTAGTAGCCGACCGTGTTGGCCCGGCGCACGCCCATGCGCGCGGTGTGGTCGCTGCGGTGATCCGCGCCTTCGAGCCCGGCGTGCGCGAGCACGCGGAGCTGGCCGCCGGCCGCGAGCGAGCCGATGCCGGAGCCGTCGTAGTTGCGGGTCACGGCGATCGAGTTCGGCCCGATGATCGAGGACACCTGGACGAACTCGGCCGAGGTCTCGTTCTGCAGGATCGTGCCGATGGTCAGCGCCTCACCCAGCCCGTTGACCTGGAACGCCGTCGCCGCCGTCGCCGAGTTGATCGCGGTCGACGTGGTGATGAAGTTCGGCAGCATGAAGTCCTCCACGTACTCGTGGAGGACATTGCGCGCCGCGAAGCGGTTCGGCCCGCCCAAGAACGCCAGCAGCGGCGTCTCCTTCGGGATGAGGGGGATCGCGATGTCGCTGACGTCTTCGGCCGCGAGGCGGTTGGCCGCCAGGTTGAGGGTGTACGTGTTCTGCAGAGGCACTGTCTCGTCTCCTTCGCAGGAACTCCGTTACGAGCCCTGCTGCGCCTGAATCTCGCGCCGTCGGCGCAAATGCTCGCCGGTCAACTTGCCGGCGCTCTTGATGTCGGCCTGCAGTTGCGCGAGGGGGTTGCCCACCACGCCGCTGCCGGTCTGCCGTGCCACGCCGCCGGTGGTGCCCATCGTCTGGCCGCCGGTCGGCTTCCGGTGATGCGGCTTGGCCTCCAGGTAGCTGGCGACCAACGCCGTGATGCCGCCGTCGAGCGGCTGTCCATCTGCGCCGAGGACGACCGGGTCCAGCTCGTCGTTGAGCGTTACCCGCTTGCCCAGCAGCTCCGTGAGTTCGTCGAGCGATTCCTCCCGCGCGCCGGCCGCGAGGGCCTCGGCCTTGATGTCGCTCGCGATGGCCCGCTTGAGGCGGTCCGTGCGCCGCTCCACTTCGGCCAGGAGCTTGTCGCGCTCCTTCGCCTCGCGCTCTTCGCGCAGCTTCATCGCCTGCTCGTACTGGTTCCGGGATTCCAGATCCCGGAGCTTGTACGTCTCGAGCTCCGACTCCAGCGTCTTGACCTGCTCGACCGCCACCGGGTCGGGGCTGGCCTTGGCTTTCGCCCGCTGGGTCGCTTCCCGAATCCGCGCATCGACCAGGCGCTGCAACGGTTCAGGCAAGGTCCCGATCGTGCCGTCCGCATTCAGCGGCACGGACAGAACCGGGGGCGTCGTCGTCTCGGAGGCGGTCCCCTGCGGGACCGGCGGCGTCTCACTCACGTGGTGCATCTCCTGGCGTTGCGCCGGCAGGACGGCTGTGACCTACGAAGGCGACCACTTGCGCCGGGTCGCCGAAGGCTAGGACGGGCGATCTGCCGTGCGGCGGATGCCCGTGTCGAGGCGCTTGGTCAGGGCGGCGATCTCCGGCTCGGTGAGGCCGAGAAACTCGCGCTTGGTGCGCGCCTTCCCGGCTCCCGTGACCTGGTGAAACACGGCCTTGTCCTGCGGGCTCACGCGGCGTGAGCGTTGCACCAAGGTCGGTCCCGCCCGTCGTGCCATGACCTGCGTCTCTCCATGACCAGCATGCGGAGCGGGGAGCCGTGGTGTATTACCGCGTCCAGCCGAGGGTGACGGACGTGTCGGTGACCTCGACGATCTGCAGCGTGTTGAGCAGGTCGCCCGACACGGTCAGGTTCACCGTGCCCGCCGCCCCCACCTCGGCGGCTTTCTCTTTCGCGTACGCCTGGGTGTACGGCGCGAACGGCTGGCCGTGCTGGTCCCGTCCTTGCCGGGTGCGCGACCGGATCTGCTCCAGCGCCAGCAGCCCGAGCTCACGCATCAGCGCCTTGTCGGTGAGCCGGATCGACGACGGCATGCGGACGGTGCTGGTCAGGGTGACGGGCATGCTCACGCGGTCCTTCGGCCGCGCAGGGTCCGCGTGCGCGCCTGCGGACGGACGCGCGCCAGCTCGGCCTCGACTTCCGGCAGACGCCCGTCCGTCCCGCGCAGGTCGGCCGACGCACTGAACCGCGAGATCGGCGCCCACAGGTGCCGGCAGTTGTACCCGCCGCCCGTCAGGAACGGGTTGGGGAGCTGCTCGTTGTCGAGCGCCTCAATCTCGGCCCGCGTGTACACCTTCCCGATGTGCCGCAGGCAGAACGGCCGGATGAGACTGTCCACCGGCCCGACGTAGGCGTAGAGCTGGTCGTCGGGCACCGGCAGGACATCGCCGCCGGTCGCCAGCGGCGCCGGCGCGGTCGGGTCGTTGATCGTCGCGTCGAGCGTCGGGACGATGGTCTGCACCGCGACCCGCTGGACGATCGACACGTTCGTGTCGTAGAGCGTGGCCGCCCGGGCCCGCTGGCCATCCAGCACCGACGTCAGGGACGCGATCAGCCGCTCGGGTGGCTCGGCGCCAAGGACACCCCGTGCGGTCGCGCGCCACAGCGCCGTGGCCAGTTCGTCGCCCCACAGCCGCAAGTCCTCGCGCCCGGTCTCCACCAGCGCCCGCAGGAGCCCCGTGAACGCCGTCGGCCGTCCCGTCGTGTCGAAGGCCAGCGCCTGGCGATACGCGGGGCTGCTGGCGGCGAGCCGCGCCAGGGCGCGGTCCACGCTGACGGTGACCGAGGTGTCGATGAGGTCGTCGTACCCGGCCTCGGTGAGCAGGCGCCGCAGGTTGGCCCGGGCCCGCCCGAGCGCCGCCGCCCGGACCGCCGATCCGGTGCGTCCGCTGGTGGCCTCGGTGATGACCTCGGGGAGGCGCCGCTCAAGACGCCGGAGGACGTCGGCCAGCTCGCGCGCGAAGGCGTCGGAGAGCTGGTCCGCATCCTCAGCCAGCATTTCCGCGAGGGCGACGAGATCGGCGGGCGTCAGTTCGCCCATGGCCTAGCGCTCGCTGTCGTCGGCGTCGTCGTCGGCGCGGTCGTCGCGGCGGGCCGGGACGGACGCGAAGCGTGCGGCCATCGCCTGCATGTTGGCCTGCCGCGCCTCGGCCGGCGTCGGTGCGGCTTCGAGTTCGGCGCGGATGGTGCTCTGCAGGTCGGGCGCCGCGTCCGGCAGGAACGTCGGGATCATCTTGGTCCCGAGCTCGGTACGGAACGTCGCCGACTCGCCGATCGGTAGCGCGAGCGCGGCCTGGGCCATCCCAAGCAGCTCAGACGCCTCGGGCGCGTCGAAGTGGGTGGCGTACTGGATCTGCAGGCCCGCCCGCTCCCACTCGGCTTCCCAGCGGTCGCCGTACGTGCCCCGGAACCACAGCCGCGCGATCGCCAACTCGGCGCGCGTCAGCTCGTCGGCGTACCCGGCCAGCACCGTCGCGTAATCGGTCCGCTTCAGGCGGCGCGACTCGGCCGACTCGGCATCGCGGCTGTCCTGGTCGTAGGGGATCGCACACAGCCGGAAGATCGTGCGGATCAACTCCTGCCGCGCCTGCTGGTACACCTCGACGGTGCTGGTGTCGGCGGTGATGTAGCCCGCCGGCTGGCCTGAGAACAACACCGCCGCGGTGGAGGTGGTCTGCCCGAGCAGCGACTGCGCCTGCTCGAGCGACATGGCGGGGCCGCCATCGGCCGACGTGCCGAGCGGGATGTTGAGGATAGAGAACGTCTGCTTGCGCAGCAGCTCGCGCTCCTCGCTCGTGAGGTTGTACAGGTCGATGTACAACATCGGGTCGCTGAGCGCCGACTGGCCAAGGACCGGCAGCGTGGCCCGCCGATGCGCGTACAGCACCACCACCGGCAGCACGCCGAACCCGTGATCGACCGTGGTCCGCTCCGACACGCCGGCCTGGTACGTGGTCGCGCCGTCGGCGGTGATCTCGGTGACGCGGAACTGCACATCGGTGCCGAGCATCGGCCGCTGGAGCGACTCGCGCAGGACCGGCTCGACGACCTTGACCGCCGTGAGGTGCCCCGTGGAGCTCTGCAGCCAGTCGGGCACGTCCAGCGGCGTGAAGCCGCGCAGCACCAGCGCGGCCCGGTCGGCCGCCGTCTGCCCGTCATCGCCGGCCCGGTCCATCACGAGCACGTCGTGCCCATAGATGAGCGCCGCCATGAACTCGACCCGCATCCAGTCGGCCAGGCTAGTGCCCGCGCCGTCGACGTTGGTCGTCCAGTCGAGGAAGGGATGCGCCTCGATGACCGCGCCCGCCGGCGAGATGCAGCGGCGGATCGGCGGCTCACGGAAGAGCCCGGACAGCTTGGCGTCCAGGATGAGCCGCGCCACGTTCTCGTAGCGGGCCAGCGTGCGCCGCTCGAGCAGCTTCTTGGTGGGCTGGGTCGGCGTGGCGGCCTCGTGATCCTTCCACTCGCGGGGATGCGGGATGAGGTAATCGCCGGTGAGGAAGCCGCCCGCGCCTTCGGCCACATGGGCGAGCTGGACCCACACGTGCCGCCACGTGTCGTACAGCGGATGCGTGGGCCCGATGGCATCACGCAGCGTGGAGGGCGTCGTCGTGGTCGCCATAGGGCAGGACTAGGATCTCCGACGAAAGGGCCCGACCGGGACCACCATCCGAAGAAAGGGCCCGATCGGGTCCACCACCGGGGGAGGGGCTCGGCGGCACTCCCAGCATGCGAGGCGGTACGACCGAGCGTGTTACCGCACTCACGCCGCGCCCCGCGCTGCACGGACCGCCACCAGCGAGGCCGCGCTCAGCGAGTTGGCGTGCAAGTCCCCGATGCCGTACCACTCGTAGAGGGCCTCGCGGATGACGTCGCTCATCGTCTCGTCGGACTGGGCCGCGACATCGCGGAGGTGCGCAAACTCGCAGGCCGTCAGGCGCATCGTGACGATGACGCCCGTGGTGCGCAGCGACTCACGCGGGCGCCAGGACTCCAAGGAGGCGCACGCCTCGCAGGCCCACAGGGCCCGCTGGAGGGTGACCGGCGCCGCGCCGTCGAGGGCGGCGTACACGGAGCCGCACTGTGGGCAACGCAGCAGCGGCAGATGCGGATCAGGGCTCGGCGTGGACATCGGCGGCATCCTCACAGGTAGCTCTCCGACCAGATCGCCGACGCGACCGGTGCACGGTTGCGCCGGAGCGGCTCAATCGCATAGCGCAGCGCGTCGATCACGTGGTTCTTGGTGTCCTGCAGCACCGGCAGCACGTGCCCGGTCAGCGGGTCCGTCTTGTAGCGGTACAGCGTGAGCTCGTCGATCGTGTGCTGGCAGCGCGGATGCACGACGATGTCGTACGCCTGCAGGAACGTGATGCCCTCCTGCACACTGCCCGTCCCCTTGGCCGCGGCGGTCACGTTGCGGTAGCCGTGCCGCCGCATGTAGCTGATGGTTTCGGGCCGCGCGCTGTCGGCCACCAGCGGCCAGCGCCTGGCCCACCCCGGCGACTCCGGGACCAGCGTGTCGAATAGCGCCGGCGTGTGGTCGATCTCGCAGCCCACCCGGTACACCTCGCGGTCGACGTACAGCGTCCGACCGTCGAGGCGGCAGCGGACCAGGACCGTCGGGTCGGAGGCAAAGCCCCAGTCCGCGCCGAGGTACCAGGTCGCATCGGCAGGGCTGTCGAACGCCTCGATCTTCCAGTTGCGGAAGACGCGGGCCTCACTGTGCCGCTCGTACTCGCCGAGCCAGATGTGCGCGTACTTCTCGGGATCGCGGGCGCGGTCCAACTCCATCTCGGCGCGCAGGACATCCGGGAGCCACGGGTTGTCGTCAAAGTTGGCTGTGACCACCACGGAATCCGGTGGCGGGTCAGCAAAGAACGCATCCACCGGGTCAGAGGGGCGGCGTGGATTCCACGAGAACCACAACTCGGACCCGTCCTTGCGGATGGTCGGGCGCAACAGGTCGAGCGACCGCTGGGAGAGGGATTGCGCTTCCTCGACCCACGCGACGTCGATGCCTTCAAGCGACTTGATCGACTCGGCGGTGTGATTCTGCATCCCCTGAAACAGGATCACGCCCCCGCCTGGCGTGTCGATGCTTGACGCGCGTGGGATGAAACCCGGCACGCCGAAGGCGGCGATCTTGTCGTCGATCAGCCGCTTGGCCGACTCCTGCAGTGACTTCTGAATTTCGCGCACGCACACGACACGGCACCCCGGCTGCAGGAGGCATCGCTCCACCACCGCCTCGGCGAAGTGGTGCGACTTCCCTGAGCCGCGCCCACCCTTGGCGCCCTTGTACCGTGCGCGGTCCAAGAGCGGCGCGAACACGGGCGGCGTGTCAATCCTGAGGATCTTTGCCATGCAGGATGCGGCGCTCGATGACGGCGATTGGGCCACCGCCAGGTGCGGACATCGTGTGGTTCGTTGGCGCGTCAATGCCGAGCAGCTTGGCGCGCCGCTCCTGCACGCGGACGAGGGCGATCACGGCGCGGACGTCGCCCCGGCGCGCGGCTGGCGTCAGGCCAAGCGTGTAATCGTCGAGGCGGCGCAGTTCCAACTCGCGGATGTCCTCGGCCGCCTTGCCGGTCAGCGTCTTGAGTGCGGCCAGTTCGTCCTGTACGTCGGTGTAGGCGGTGCGGACGTTGACCTTGAGTTCTTCGGCGATGCGCCGGTACGTCAGGCCGGCCTTGCGAAGGTCGAGCGCCTTGACGCGGCGGGCCACGATGGTCTCGGACTCGCCGGGATGCGGCGGGCGGTTCTTCTTCTTTGTGGTCATGGAGTGGCCTCCTCGTCGATGGGTATCTCCCCGAACTCGACAGGCCCGACCGCCTGTGTCGCCTTCTTCGCGTCGCCCTTCACGAAGACGAGCACGTTCTGGTGCGTCTTGCCGACCTTCCGGCTGGACGTGAACTGCCCAGAGACGCGAATCGGCAGGCTCCCCGCGGCCGTCACGAGGATTGCTTCGTTGTAATAGCTCAGGCCAGCCGAGCGAAACGCCGCGATGGTGTCAGGGACGAAGCCGTAGTAACCGCCATGCTTGCTGCGGACCTCGCCGACAACAACACAGGCGAAGCGGTTAGGCTTCAGGAGCGCACAGGCGCCCGCGATGATGGCCGTGTACGCCTCGACGAAGGCCGCGTAGGGCATCGTCGAAAGGTCGCGCGGGTCGTCGCTGTACCGTTCAAGGTCGGCGTACGGCGGGCATGTGAAGACGAGATCGGCGGCGAGCCCGGCGCAGAGCGTGTCGAGGTACCGGCTGTCGCCCTCTTGCCAGACCGGCATGGGGTCGGCGCAGATCGTGTCGGCCTGTGCGCGATTGGCCGCGATTTGCTCGGCGCGGAGTTCGACGCCGACGTAGGCGCGCCCAAGCTTGCTGGCGACGATACCGCGCACGCTGCCGCCCGCGAAGGGGTCGAGCACGACGCCGCCAGGCGGGCAGAACCAGCGATACGCCAGTTCGCAGAGGACCGGATCGAAGATTGATGTGTCGGTTTCACTCACGAGTCCTGTCTTGCGCTCGCCACCTTCATATCCAGCCACCATTTTCGATCCGCCAACCGCAGCATCCCGCCCAAGTTCGCTTGCTATCCCGAGCGAAAGCCAGCCGCGCTTGCGATCCTGCCACCAGCCCTCACGGGCGTTCAGGACGGAGAACGGCGGCACGCCGAACTTCGCCGCGAGACTGCCCGCCCCGCCCTCACCGTCGCCGTCGGGCGCTTCCTGCTGCAGCGCCTGCAGCGCCGCGATCTCGTCATCCGTCCACATGCCAACCAGCGCGCCTTCGTCGGCCAGCGCCAGCAGCACCTCCGTGTCCCACTGCGCGTGCTCAGCGGCGCGGTTGTCGAACAGCGCGAGCCGCGTCTTCTGCGCGGGCGTCAGGCCGGTTCGCCGCACGGCCACGACCGTATCGCCGTCCACGTCGACCACCTGTAGCTTCGTGATGCCCGCCTCGGCTGCCGCGTCGATGGTCGCGTTGCCGGCCAGGATGATGCCGTCCTCGTCGATGACAATCGACCGGGCCGCTCCGACCTCCTGTAGGGCCGACACGATATCCCCGACGTTGCGCGGGGTGTGCTTGCGGGCATTGCGCGGATCGTGTGTCAAATCCTTGATATGCCCGAATTGTTGCGTCTTCTTGGCGTTGCTCATGCGACCTCCCGCGCCGCCTGTGTGAGCGGCGTGATGCTGATGCGGATGCCCGGCTCGTCGCCCCAGAACTTCCGCACCGTGACCTCGACGACGTTGGCGTCATCCCCGATGAACCGCAGCGCCACCAGCCGGTCTTCGAGGGTCTTCAGGACGTTGCTGCAATCCGGCTTGCTGGTGTGCGGGACACGGCCGAGCAGCCGGGTCCGCTTCGGTTCGGACGCGCGCCATGGCCAGGTGAACTCCAGATCCAGCCGCACCGGCCCGAACACCGGCACGAGCGGCTGG